TCACGACTTGGACCATTTTTTGGAACTACGGTGTCTAGTAAACCTGCTGATACTGTTACTCTACCTTCAATTGGTAAAACACCACCAACCGCACTTAGAAGAACAACAACAAATTTATTAGAACGGAAAGTGTTCTTAATATAAGAATACGCTGGGGCAAAAAGAGAATACTCTTTGGCTAGTCCAGCAGCAATCATTATAAAGAATACCATCCATAGATAGCCTAGGCCATCTAATAGTTTTAATACATCCATATAATACTCCTCAAATCAAATGCACCACAGAATCATGGTGTAATCATATTTATTACACCAATTAATAGGCACCTGGTTTTTTACCAATGTTGTATTTTGGTACCAGTTCCCAATCGTCTTTTTCTTTATGGGATAGTATCTTAATTTGTGATAGAAAGATAGGAGGAGGGTTGTCCGCCTTATCTCTATTAATAATCTTTACCAGTCCCCAATCTTCCAATAACTTAGCAATGGCATTTCTACGAGATAAATCGTTTTCAGAAATGTCACTAGGTTTACCATCCAAAGCAAATAGTTCTTTGAAATGTACGATATAATATCTACCTTGTTTATGTAAGATATGGCAAGACTGGTATAGTATTCTATCTTTTTTGGAAGCCACACCGATTCGTGTGAGAGTTTCACGCACTTTGAGGAAATCGTCCTTCTCACCTAATGTAACTTCAACCAAATCTAAAATTGAAATCATTACTTGTTCACTCCGCCTTTTGCTGTTTTTATTTTTATTTCAGCGAGTTGTTCATCATTTAGAATTCGTAAGGCTTCCTTGGCTCTTTCATTAGAATAGCCAAAATATTGCTTCACACATTCTATATCTTTGTCGACCTCTGATTTCTGCCACGGTTGAAATTTCCGTTTCATTGGTCTTATGGTATTTAGAAGATATGAATATTGCATATCGGAGTCAAGCCCCGTATGGATATTCATCTCATTCACATATAGAACACAGTCCATATGATACGACAAAGCACGATTTACAACAAAGGGTTTGTAATCCTTGTAATCATATTCATCTTGAAAAACAGACTTTTTCTTCTCCAGAATAGAGGGAAGAATCTCTTTGAACAAATCTGGCATTATTTGAACTCACAATCCACCATAATTTCTGTAAGACACGCCACCATATTAATCTCATGGTCAGCCACGAAAGCTGCCTGATATTGATACTTAGCAAGAATCAAAACTAGTTGAGGAACGGATTGAGGTTTCAATACCTCATATAGAGTATCGTATAGTTTACGATAGATTTTGACCGGATCATTGTCAAGATTGGCAGTAACCCATTTACGAGTTGAACCAAAGTCTTTAGATTTTAAAGCTGTAATGAGGGTATCAAGTTGAATGTCAGCAACATTAGAAAGAATACCAGAATCAATTGTGCCAGAAACCGAATATCGCTGCAGTTCATTAAGAACCCTACGATTATCAGGAAAGTGTTTTGTGATAACTGCCGCAACGACATCTTTCGAATAGGTGATATTTTCCTTTTCAAGAATCCATTCAACTCTTTTAAAGAATTGAGCAGCCATTTTTTGTTTGGCGCCATTGATTTTAAAATCGACCACAGAACAACGAGAGTGGATTGGATCGATAATACGATTCTTATAGTTGCATGTGAATATGAACGAACAGTTTGAGGAGAACTCCTCAATCGCTCCACGCAATGCTGGTTGAGTTGAATTAGGATTAAGATAGTCGGCTTCATCAATGATAACAACCTTCCGGCCGCCAGCAAGAGAAACTGATGAAGCATAGTTCTTAATCTTTGTCCTAAGGACATCAATGCCAGATTCATCTGAACCATTAATAACAATAAAATCACACCCAACTTCATTACATAATGCTTTAGCAATAGTTGTTTTTCCAACGCCTGCTGAGCCAGATAATAATAGATTAGGTATTTCTTTTCGGTTAACGTACTCTTGAAAGGTAGATTTAATCGCATCTGGTAAAATACAATCTTCAATAGTTTTTGGCCGATACTTCTCGACCCATAATAAATGTTCCATCACAAACTCCCATAATATAATACATCTTATTCAAAAATACAATTAATAATCAAGCGATACTTTTTGTCCGTTGGTATATTACCGGAATGTATCTGATTAGAATCAAATATAATAGCACGACCTTTAACCGCTTCGACTGTTTGCTGTATAGTTAATTCTTCTTTAATAGGTACTCCATTATACTTTTCATTATATAAAACGGTTTCACCATCAGAACTGTTTACATAGTATAACAATGTCTTTCTATTTCCAATATAACCTGTTGAATCATATGAACCATCATCACCATCATCTGTGTGTGGCCTTTGTAGTTTTACTCCAGCCTGAGGCATTAATAGATTAGCTTTGATTCTTGATGCAGATTTTATTTTACCAAATTGATTCTCATAACAAGCAATCAATGGTGCAATATAGTGAAGGTGTGATGATTTGATTTTATTGTTTTCAATAAATGTATGTCGGAATTGAATATGTTCAGCTGTCGGTTGATTTGTAAAAAACAAATCCCCTAACTCTGTACTACTACTTACCGAATGTTTATGAAACGACCAAGAGATATCTTCACCACCCATTAGTTTATAAATTGAATCTATATAAACTTCGGGTAGGAAGTTATCAATGATAATTGGTTCCATTAATTAGTGGCCAATGCACCGTTTAGAATACCAACAACTTCAGTATAACTTTGTGTAACACCAATGGTTGCACTAGGGATACCAATGACAGTAACCTCTTCATTGAGTTCTTCGTTTTTATGTGTAACAACACACAAAACTTGTTTTGGATTAATTGCAACTGGATTACCAGTCATCTTATCTGTAAATTGAACTAACATACTATTCTCCTGTTTTAGTTTCTTTAGCTTCAAATGCGATCCAGTATTGGATATTTTCTTTCGTATTCTTGAAATGACCAATGCCCTTGAACGAGATTTCAACATCATAACTTCCAGGAATCATTTTGATATTTTCAGTTTTGAATACGATGTTGTATTTATTACCGTTGCCGGTACCAACTTGTGTAGAGTTTGTGTGTGCAGAATTATCTAACGCATCAAATGTAACAACTTCAATTGCTTCACCATCGGACTTGATACCAATGTGTGGTGAACTCAAAACGGAAGATGATGACATAATTGATTTGTAATCTTCTTCGGAAAGAGTGAATGAACAATCAACAGAAGGAAGAGTAATTTCCTTTTCTGGAGGAGTAACAATCATCTCCTTTGCGGTCATACGATAATTTGTTTTTCTCTTACCACTTTTAAAAATGATATCAGAATCACTAAAATCAATTTCAGAATCCTTAAACAAAGAATGTACTGACAAGAATTGATTCAAATCATATACACAAAAATCTTGTGGAAAAGAATCTTTTAGAATGGCTTGTGCCAAAACAGTTTTACCAGATGATACTGTGGTAAGTTTGGTGCCTTTTTTGAATTGAATACCTTGATTGATACTAGAAAAGTTTTTCAATACGGTTAGTGTTTCATTTGATAACTTCATTTGTTTCTCCATTATGTAAAATTTTACTGCTCTTTCGAATACATTATATCATGTTCATACAAAAACATCAAGCAGCACATGGCGTGTGCCAAGTGATGTAAACCGGATTCAGGATCAAATTTCTCTCCTTCTTTCCAAGCCCATGTATGCCGTTGCATTGCATCAAAATACCTACGCTTTGAATCTGGTACATGAATCCAATTATCTCTTTCGTATTTCTGAGCACCAAAAGTTAAAACTTCTGTAAGTGCTTTTAAACCATGGGGTGGAACTAAACCATACTCCAGTTTACCACCATCAAATTTACGGCCAATGTTTGTATTAAAAGCATCTTCATAACCTGGATGATAAGGCGCTTCTTCAACTAGTTTATTAGAACCATAAGTTTTTTCTTGGCCTTTAGTGCCATACTTTTTCATTACCATTACATTTCTCCAACATAATTAGCAACAGCTGGCATATCTCCTTGGAAGTGATATGTACCAATGTGTGCAGTTCTCATCCAAGGACATAGGAAGATTTGGCCACCAATCTTACGCCACATCTGGCAGAACATATAATCTTCTGATAGGTAACGGTCTGAACCACCGCCTGTAATAGAATCTTTTGTATCAATTACTGTATCAAAATAAGCATGAATGTAACGAGTACCATCAAAGTGTGCCTGACCTACATGGTCTGGTTTATATTTGATTTCAGGATAGGCTTTTTCCATTTTAGAAAATACTTCACGCTTAATCATCATGAAGCCAGTTCCAATTTCCAAAACATCTAAAGGTTCTGTTACAGTAAATTGTGAGGTGCCTTGAACAGGATTGAATACAAAATCACCGGCAATTTTTTCTAATGTCTGTGGGTCAATATCGGGATTCTTTATAACACCCTTTTTAATAGATGACCATTTAATTGCTTTTTTAGGATAAGGACCACCAATCACATCTTTGTCTAATGCCAACATGGCAATAACATCTTGTGGTTGGAAGTGTACGTCAGAATCAATAAACAACATATGAGTACATTCTGAACGGTTTAAAAATTCGTCAACAAGGTAATTCCTTGCTCTTGTAATTAATGATTCATTGAACAGAAATGAAAATTTTATATTTACACCATATTGAATACAAGAACTTTGTAGGTCTAAGCAGGCCTTCATGTATAGTCCGTGGTTCATACCACCATACATGGGTGTGGCAACAAATAAACTTTTCTTTTGTAGTTCTTCTTTTTTGATTGATATTTCCATTTGTGCTCCGTGAATAATAAAAAAGGGAGTATCTCCTATGGAGAACTCCCTATGTTAAATTAGGCTAAAGAATAACCTGATTTGATAGCAGCCTTAACCAAAGCTTTGGTTGGCTTACCCATGCGGTAGAAGGCAACCTTCTGACCATCTACAACTTTTTTGTTTGTGTAGATTACATGGCCTTCTTGACGCAGTTCATCAATACGGGCTGAAACATTGGTAATGCCAAAACGGCGTTGTGCTTGTTTGACGGTGAAAGTGTTGTAACCCTCAGTTTGTTGTAAGGCATTCAACATCTTTTGTTTAGCAGATAAATTGCTCATTGTAATACTCCATAGTAAAGTTAAAAAATCCTTGCCTTAAGCAAGTTCACATAGTATATCATTATATATGTGTATTTGTCAAGTATATGTGTGGTATACTTAAACTAATACCGGATTGCCATATACATCAACAATACCTTGTTCTTTTGGTTTACCACCATCAAAAGGATTTGGTGAGATATCTTGTGGCAAAAACCCAACAAATCTTACCGGATGATTTTTAATAATATCTTCCAGTTTAACTTTAAAACCTAATTTTTCCATTTCATATTTTAAAGTTTCACAATCTTCCATTAAAAATCTATCAAAAGTTTCTTTATATTTTAATCGTTGTTTGTGTAATTTTGGTGCCTCCAATGGAGAAGAAATCCATGCATAAAATTCAACAGTCACTCCGCCATATTCTCTAGATAATATTTTACCTTCATATAAAGATCCTCTTGGAGTTTCTTGACTAGAAATATATCCAAGTTTTTTGGATTGACTAAATCGTAAATCGCCTTTAAGTGGTAAATTAAATTTTTGAGCAATTTCTGATGTACTGTTTTCACCTTTGCCAGCATGATAACATAACAAAGTTGAAGATGTTGAAACGTGGCGGCGAACTCGATTAAAAATCGTGTTTTGATTTTTTTCCGTTTTATCAGCTGCAACAATTTTAATAAAATCTTTTATGTCGGAATCTTCATTTGTAATTTCATTACTACAAATAGCTTCTTTTACTTGTTTAACTAAATCATCTAAGGTATTGGCAATTGCAGGAGTAAATACATGATTTGTTGTTAGACGATGTATTCTTTCATCTTTAGGAGAATCAAATTGAACAACGTCATATATCATTGTTTCCCAATCGGCTTGTTCAGCTGCCACATTTCGATGGTAACCAGATAAACCAATAAAACGATTTTTATTATTTGGGTCAACTTTTACTGTTGGAGGATTACAACTGTGAATAAATCCATTAACAATGAATGAATCACGGATTTCTGGAATTTTTTCCGATACTATGTTAAGTAATCTTGGATTATTTTCTTTTGGGTATGTAACATCTTCACCCCTCTTTAAAACAATACGTTTAATGTGTTTAACTCCGGCACGAAACTTTGGAGGACACAATTGTAGGGATTTTTGTACGTCAAATAATGGCTTCATTTTTACTTCTCCTGTTAATAATGGAAACATTCCAATTAAAATTAAAGTGTTATTCTACTGAATAAACACCGCTTCACTACATTATCGACCAACTTGTGGTAAATATTTTTCTTTCGTCTGATTCCAGTCCAAATAAATTAAATCATCATAGAAAAGAGTTTCGTAGGATACCGTATTCTTTTTTTGTAATTGCCGAATACGGCCTTTGGCATACTTTGTTTTCCAAATAGTTGCCAATGCTTGTTCACTGGTATCGAATGATTTTACCAATGATTCATCTGTAATTTCTTTACGGAGAAATTCATTGGTATTATTATAAAGTGGACTAAAATAGATACCACGTTGGTGTTCGGTGCGAATCAATTCTTTTGGTATACCAAGTTTAGAATAAGCAAAGTTTAATGAACGATTCTTATGATCACGCTTGAGTGGAAGTCCTTGTGTGTTCTTGGCTTCCCACCATTCAAAATATTTACGAGTATGGTTCTCTTTAATCCAATCAAATACTAATTTTTTAGTCGATCTACTTGGTTCGAAAGCCACAGAACCAGAAGAAAAACCCATAGGAGTCCAATGGTCAAGGCCATCATACTGCGAGAGGCCTCCGGTTTTTGTTTTTCCGTATAGTGACGTTGTAGTAACACCAACAAGAGTGTCTCCATATTGCCTTTTCCAATCTGCTTGAACTGTATCAGATAAACACATCAATGCCAATAATTTACCACCCATGTAATTAAAACCAAGTGGTTGTAACGGAACGATGGTGGATCCAATCGCTGTATGGTTAATCATGTGTTGCTGTGTCTTAATATCTCTCGACCATCCGATTGCGTTATCTCTCGGAGTCAAGTCCAGGAAGTCTGAGGAGATACAGATAACACCAAGGTATTTACCTGTTACTTCATCGGTCAAAACATAGAATAGGTTACGACCAATGTTAGAATTATTCTTCATTGTAGATGAAAATGTACGAATGGCATTCCATTTTTCGGCATCAGGACCATTCGAAAGAACCATAACAGGTTTCAATTTCTCATAATCATCAGGTGCTGTTGGCATCCAGAAATTTGATTTCATTTTATTAACCAATTTCTTTTGCTCAGGATCAACCATCTGTGTTTCTTGGCCAAACAATGTAGATACTTCTTGGACAGGATATCTTTCTTTTACTTCACACCACTTTTGGTATAAGGTATATTCACGAACATCCATTTGAGAAGCATAGGTTAAGTCCTTGATGAGGACTTCTTTCATGTTGCCTTCATCAATATGTTCAAAGGTGGTATTCTTTTCAGACCACTCTTTCCATTGTTTTTCTACATATTCAATTGGTGTTGCCATTATCTTAATCTCAAACCATTCATAATTTTATTGCGTTTCTTAATACCTTGTTGTAATGCCAGAGGTTTTACTTTATCAGTATACACTATTCCATTCATGTGGTCAAGCTCATGTTGGAAACAACGAGCAGATATACCAGAGAAAGTGGTTTGTTGCCATTCACCTTTATAATCTTGGTATGTTACCGCAACCTCTTCTGGTCGTGTAATTCTTAATGCCAGAAAAGGATAAGAAAGGCAACCTTCCACCATATGAGATTCCGTTTTAGAATTCAATACAATACTAGGATTAAAAAATGCCACATAATGATCACCGGAACCCATTACAAACATTCTGTGTGGAAATCCACATTGATTGGCTGAGAGTCCTACGCCATGATGTAGTTTACAGGTTTCTACCATTGATGATGCAAACTCGATTGGATCAACTGGTGGATTTTTAAAATCAAATTCTGGTATTACTTCACGGAGAATTGGATGTTGTTCTGATACCAATTCAAAGGTTCTAAATTGTTCAACGGGAGTATTCGGTTGTATTAACGAATCTTCCGTATTGATTTTAATTACATCACTCATAGTGCTATCCTACTAAAATTGTTATGCTTTTCGAATTTGATAATGGACCGAAATTTGTCAAACAGTTGATCTCCTTTGTGTGAGATAACAAACACATTGGTGTCAGTTCCCATTTCATGAAGCAACTTTAAGAACTCTTCTGTACCAACACCATCTAATGATGAATCAAATACCTCATCTAGAATTAATAGATTGGTGTTAGTAGAGTTCTTTAACTTGGCAATCTGACGCCATGTAAACAATAAGGCCAAATCAATGCGCATCTTTTCACCTTCTGAAAAGTTGGCATAAGAGAACTCATCACGGTGTCTACTCTTAATGGTTTCTTCAAACGATTCATTGATATTAAAGTTCACAAAGAAATCCATGGCAGTCAAATACTTGTTAATCAATTTGTTCATGATAGGTAAGTATTGACGAATAATCTTGGTCTTAATACCAGTATCTTTTAATAAGTTTCCAGCAAATTCATAATACTGTTTCTCTACTGATAGTTCTTCCATCTTGCTGAGCAACACGGACAGCTGTTGTTTGAGTTCCTTAAGCTTCTGATTTTCTTCTTCAACAGTATCTTTACCAATCGACAACTCATCGATTTCTTTTTGTAATTTAGTAACATAAGCATTAATTGCCGATACCGTGGAATTATGTTTAACAATTTCATTATTATGTCCAGAGATATGTTTATTGATATTAATAATTTCTTCTATTCGTTGGTTTGTTTTAGCAATCTCCGCTGAGATTTCCGTAAGGCCTTCCCGTTGAGTAACGACTTTGGATTTTCTTTCGCTGACTTGTTCTGACTTGAAGTCTCCTTCAATGGTTTGTTTACAGGTTGGGCAGTTGTCGTGTTCTTCATAGAAAGCAATGTCCTTTTCATTTTTCTTAATGTTGGTTTCAATCTTTGATTCTAGTTGTAACAACTTCTTACTCTTTTTTTCCACAGAAAGTTTATCTTCAATTTTCCTTTGGAGTACATCTATATGTTTTTGGATTAACTCCACATCTCTTTTGAGTGTAAATATTTGGTCTACACTATCAGATATTTCTTTTCGTTTCTTACCAATCTCTTCATCACTTCTATTCTTATGGTCCTCAATACTCTGTTTTTGGAAATTAATTCTTTCAGATGTCAAGTCCATTTCGTGTTTACTTTTAACCGAAAGGTCTTTAATTTCTGCCATCTTTTCTTTAACAACACTATTCATTGAGGAGAAGATATTAATATCCAATAAGTCCTCAATAATTGCCCTACGATCCGCAGGAGTTAATTGCATAAATGGAACAAACGATGCAGAACCTAATATAACAACTTGAGTAAAGGATTTAAAATTTATTTTAAGAATAAACTTTTCTAGAAACTCTTGATAATCTTTTGCTTTGGCATCTTGGTCTAGTAGTTTATCACCAAGGTATACTTCAAATACATTTGGTTTAATACCACGAATAACCTTATAGTTCTTTTGGCCAATGGCAAATTCAATCTCCACAACACAAGCTTGTTGGTTGATAGAGTTTAATAACTGTGGTTTGTTTATCTTACGAAATGGTTTACCAAAAAGACCAAAGCACAAAGCATCCAGAATTGTGGACTTGCCTGCACCGTTATGACCAATAATTAGTGTATTAGGTGACTTCTGAAAATTAATTTCTGTAAAGGTGTTACCCGTTGATAAGAAATTCTTCCAACGGACTTTCTGGAATATAATCATTTATTAAAGTGGTCTTTGATCGCTTCACATACCAGAACCTTACCATCATAAGATTCATCAAGTCCTGAATGTTCTAATGTGTGTTTTCTAGCCACATCCATACATTCATTAATAATCATTCCGGCGAATAAATCCAAACCTTCTTGGTCCGGATTGTCATTTATTCCACATTTTATTTTTAGTTCTTCAAGTTTACTCATGCTTGCTCCTGATTCAATGCCTCAATATACAGTTCTTTTAATACCGTTTTGAGTTTGTCATTATCAATATGTTCTTCTTTAATACCATCCACAAACTTGTTAATAATCGTGATAGTATCTTCAGCTTCATTAATCATATCATCATCCACGCCTTCTGTCAAGTCAGCAAAGTCTTCCGCAATGGTAATATCGACTGGATTAACCTTGTATAATTTGTCCATGAACCGGTCAAATAGATGTGGATTGATCTTGTTCACTACCACAACCTTCACATATGTTCCGGTATACTTTTCTAAATCTTTGGCTAACATGTCTGAAATGGTGGTTTCTTTATCATCATATGTAATACGATGGAACATTACGTTGGGGTTCTCAATAAATTCCAAATTAAGAGAACTAAGATCAAACAAATGAAAGCCCCTCGGATCATTATAATCCTGCCAGGTGAGTTCGTAAGGATTACCAAGATAACGGATATTATCCTGATTTGAACGATGGTGATAGTGACCTGAAAAAACAGTATCAAACTTTTTAAATAATCCACGGTCTAATCCTTCTTGTGATGGCATACCACGATGCATGGCAAAGCCGGCAACTTCAAGATGCCCCATACAAATGTCTGCTGAGGTTTTTTCAATTATATTCATACTGGCATCAAAGTTTTCTGGACAAATCCAAGGCAACATGCAAATATCTTTGCCGTAAACTTCAATTGTAATAGGATGGTCAATCACTTCAATGTTTTTGTATTCTGCCAACAATAACCTGACAGAGTTTACATCGTTGGTATTTTTGAAATAAGTATCATGATTACCTGCCAACATATGAACCTGAATGTTCCGTTTGGCTAACTCATCAAAGAACATCTCCTTGGTTCGTTTCAAGGAGTAAAAGTTTACATACTTACGGCGATCAAAAGTGTCCCCAAGTATGAGAACAGTATCAATACCATTACTGTCAAGAGTAGGAAAGAATGTATCTTTATAGAACTTCTCATAGTAATCCAAAAAGTGGGGTGAATCGTTTCTAGCTCCGAAGTGCTGATCTGTTATTACTGCTATCTTCATGTAGTTTAATCTCAATTACGCTGTTAATGGGACTCGAATTAGAAAACAAAGTGGCTTCAAATAAAGTTTTAAAAAATTTATAACTAACAGTTGAAGAACCATTTAAATAATAAGATACTCTGTACATTATATCATTCTCCTAAGAATTTTTCAATACCTTTTGGTTTCTTTACCTCTTTTTTCTTTTCTTTGGCATCCTCATAGTTCTCAATAAATTCTGCAATGTTATCATAGAGTTCGAATTGTTTAGAGGTGCCATCTTCAAACTCCATTAGTTCCATTTCATCAAGTATGCCCATTTGCTGTGTGGCTTTATACTTCACATATAACTGTTTCTTCTCTTTTTGGATCCTACGGAGAAAGGCATAGTAAATGATTTGAGTAAAGTAAGCAAAAGGGTTCTTGGATTTGGTAGGATCAAAGTTACTAAAATACATTAAACAGTTTTCAATACCATCCGATATCATTTCATCACGGTAAGTGTAGTTAATGAAGTTAGGTTTATGAGATAGACCTTCTGCTATCTTCATGAAACACTCACCAATATAGTTTGGAAT